GCCCGCATAGCCTGGGTGATGTCTTCGTGATCATATATGTTCTCGTAGACCATCGGTATGCCCAGGCCACCAAATGCGGATGGTAAGTACGTAAGTTTGTTTTGGAATACCTTAAGTTCGAACCACGACGGCATCAAGAGCCGCAGTGCGATGGGCACTAGGTATCCATACTTGTCTATACGATTTATGTACCGTAGGATAGACGGCTTATCTTGTGCTCTTGCGCTCACCAGCTGATCGCAGAGTCGCTCGCGTCTCTCCTGCATCATGTGCCAACCTTCCGAAACAGCTTTTCCTTTCCCGACGAGGGGGTCAGGGGCTTCAAAGCCTTCCTTACCTCCCATCTTCTGGAATTGTGAAAGCAGTCTCAGTCGGGGCGTATCAATGTGGATAGATCCACTTGATGCGCCACCCCTACCCGACTCACGGATGGGGTTTACGGACGGATGTAAACCAGATTCCTGGCAGTAACTTACTACCCGGTCTGATATGCGGTATTTATCCCATGATATTTCAAAACCCATGGATTCCATGAAGTTCGGGATACGTTCCAGATCTTCTTTGGTACCCACTCCAAGATGGTCATCACCTGCACAGGCATAAGCCTTTACAGTGCTGTGGCTTTCGCTCGAGAACTCGGGCGGCCGCTTCCGCAGATTCTTATCAAGAATCGTGTTGTATCCAAGCTTGGTGGCTTTCCATGCTCCGTATGAAGAAGCTGTGAGAACTATCTTACATAGTGGTTCTCCCATTAGCACTCCTCTCATTGAGAGGAAGGTCACTACCTTTGAGCGCCCGTCCTTGACGACGTCAAATTGTATACCAGCTTTTGTTAGCTCGTGTTGGAGTATTTTATACTCCCGACCTTTCACACGGATTTTAATATTCCTTGGACTGCAGAGAAGACTCGCTGCCTCAATGAGATAGCGATGTTCTCCTCCGGTAAGGATATTGTCCTCTTGGCATTGATCAATGATCCCCTTTAGCAGCGCAAACGACACGTCGTGTTCCGCCCTATCGGTTGCCGAGGTCATGTCCGAAGTGGATATGTACTCTTCTTCCTTATAAGCACCCTTCTCAAGGTTGTCTTGGAAGGCTTTTGAGAACCTCCACAGTCCCGCTGTATCTTTAAGTCCGACATTGCATGCAGGTATTAACGCCATAAGCGCTGTTAATCTGTGCGCCGCCGGTGAGAGGAAGGTATTTAACCAACCCTCTCCTGACGTGACGGGTCTGATCTTAAGACCAGGTTCGGAAATTATCGAGACTTTCCCTGTTGGGTAGGTTGTGGGATCTTCCCATTTGAACCTACTCTTCCAGCTGTCATGACAGGTCTTTGACCACATGAACAGAAGTCTTCCGAGGCGGGCATCTATGCCCTTAGCAAACCCAACTTCTCCGTCCAGATACGGAGGGAGGATACACTCTGTGTATCTGCCTTCTAAAGGCTCGTCGGTATATGCTACCTCCCAGACTTGGTAATCCTTATATTCGTTTGTACAAACGATGTTGCCCAATGGGTCGATA